TCATTTGTTAGCCTCCATTTCGTTGATTCTTTTTTCCAGCTTGCGTATCTTGTGGAGCAGCAAGCCGATAAATTCATCATAGGCAAGGCCCAGCATAGAGCCGTCGCCGTTCAAATCTACATAGCCGCCGAAGTCGTTATGCTGCAGCCCGGCTGATTCCATCGCCGCCGCTACATCCTGAGCGGTAAAGCCGACGTGGTATCTCCCCGGATCGCGGCCTTTGTAGGTGAAGCGTACCGGCTCCAATTTGTCAAGCAGGGCCAGGTACGCGTCGGAGAGGGGCTCGATGTTGTCCTTCTCGCGCGCGTCTGAGGTTACGGTTGCGCCGGTCTTGTGCAAATAGACCGCGGTTTTGGCGCGGAGGCGGAGCTCGGTGTAATCGCTGCCGACGATGCAGTTATTACTGCCATCGACCCGGAGCATATAATAGGAATTACCGTCCTTATCTGCAATCCGGATGCCGGACTCATTCCCGAAGCGGGCCTCTTTTCCCAGGTGGATTTCGCTGCCGTCGATATCTACCCGACCGCCAAGAATTTTTACCGGGGCGCCGCCGCTGATGCTGACCGTGCCGTTTACCTTGTTAATGATGCCGGCGCGGGCGTTGACTTCGTTGGTGATCCGGTTTGCCAGGTTCGTATCGGCGGTGCTTCTTGCGGAAGCCTCGGCGCCGACCTTGGTAACGATGTTGTCGTTGGTGTCCTGGATGCTTTTATCCAACCGGGTAACTTCTTGCAAATAGTCCCCTTGAATTTGGGAAGCGGTGGACGAGGCTTCTTGCGAGTTTCGGTTCTCTCCTGCCACGCCTGCGCCGGTCAATGACTGGAGGGTCTTGCCGAGTGTTACCTTGCTTTTCTCCGGGTGGAGGTAGTCCTCTGTCATTTGCGAAAGCAGGAAATCCTCATCTATACCGTGGGGGATGGAAACCACGCGGACGGTGTCGCCCACGGCGAAGCTGTCGATGCTCTTATCCAAATAGGATAGATCCAGCGCGTTCAGCTCCAGGCTCGTGATAATGACCTTATGCTCATTGAGCCACGCCTTTGCCTTCTTCAGCAGATCTGCCGGCTCGGTTACATCGTCCCACGTTACCGCTGCCATAATGGTGCCCCGGAGCGCGACCGCCGTTTCGTCCTGGATCCAGTCCTTGCCGCCGTTTACAGAGGTTATTGTTAGCCGCTTTTTTGTTTCCTTGTCCCGGGCTCCATACGGCACCAGGGCGGTGGCGAGGTCTGTGGTGCTGGCTCCGGTGCTTGCGAAGTCCAGCAGATTTTCCCCGAATTCTACGGATTGGCCGCTCTTGTTGTCTAGCTCTGCCAGCCAGTTGATCTCGCGGCTGCCGTCCGCTGCATCCGTAAATACTACATAGCCGCCGCAGCGGTCTACCAGTTTATTTAGGGTATCAAGGGTGGTTTCCGCTCTGTCATTTTCCAGCTTGATGTAAGCCTCTGCATCGGTGACGGTTACGTTGCCAACCTTAAATCGCTTTTCAGGCTCCACGGCTGCATTGTGCGCATTGATGATAGTTACAAAGCAGGAGCGGGGTGTGGCTTCGTATTTATACGGCCGGTTGATGCTGTCCCGAAGGAAGCAAAGCTCGCCCTCGCAGGTAACGGTGCGCTGGCCGTAGAAGTTTTCCGCGGTGTATAATGCCCGGCCCCGGAAGCGGCGCTTGCCGTCCCGGTAAATGTTCACGATTGTGCGGTAGGGTATGAAGGCATTATAAGCGGGGTGCTTTCGCTGCATAATAATTTCAGCGGTGCCGGCTACGTTTTGGCCGTGGGTGCTTTTCAGCCCTGCCAGGTCGTATTCCTCCAGCAGGCTGTCATATACCATTTGGCCATCTGCATATACCACGACGGGGCTGGGGGTGCTCGGCGGCGCCGGTTCGGGTTCCGGCTCCGGTTCGGGCTCCTCCTCGGGCTTTTTGATTTTCGGCAGTACGATATCCGCGGCGTATTTGGCCTCGGTCATACTCGGCAGCCAGCTCGGCGCGGTTGCATCGCCAAGGGAGAGCCGCTGCCAGTTGGCCGTGATGCGGATTGTCTTTGCTGCGTAGCCTGTATCGACTTCCACCGTACCTTCTCCCAGGTCGGTATATCTGGGGTAATGCACGCCGCCCGCGGTCAAACTGTAGCCGCTCCACGCCTCTCCGGGGTTGGTGGCTGATGTCCAGCCGAGCGCCTGCTTGCCGTCGATGGTTACCTTGCCGCTTGTGAGCCACTTGTAAAAAGTGGACGATACTGTACAGGCCAGCCGCATCTTGACCGACACGGTGTGTTTGCCGGTGGTTTCTGATCCGGCGGTCTTGGCGTATAGCAGGATATAAAAATAGTAATCCTGCCCGGTTGCCTTGACTCCGTTGGTCCTGCCGATATATTGGTATTTATTTGTGAGGGTCATCTCAGCACCGCCTCCCGATATGTGATGACCAGGGTGCCGGTGCCGCTATACTCCAAGGTATGGTAGCCGGGGGTCAGCAGCAGGTTCGCCCATTGGTAGGATCCGGAGCGCAGCTCGACCGCGGTGCCTTTGTACGTCAAAGTGAGCTTGCCGCTTACGGTTAGCAGCGGCACCACGGCCCTGCGGCCGGCGTTTCTAATGGTCGCGGTATTGTTGCCGCTGGTTCCGGTTATTTCCTTCACGGTCTCCCTGCGGCTGTACAGCCAGGGCTCGCAGGTGCCGGTGATGGTAACCGCCGCGTGGGCGAGGTCGCTGTAATCTACGGCCACGCGGATCCGGCCCACGAGGTAATAGTCCGGCCGGTCCGGGAGTACGATCTCCCATTCCAGGCCGTCCAGCGTGTTTACCAGCTCATTGATTACGTTCTCGCGCTCGCTCCGGTCCCATCTGGAGCATTCCAGATTGACCGTCAATGTGCGGTTTCTGTACCTCGGGATTCCGTTAGAAAGGACGGTGGATAAATCCCAGGATCCATCCCCACCCGGCTTCTCGAGGTAGTTGGTTTTTTGTTCCGGATCGCTCAAGGCCAGGCCCGATAAGGTCCAGCCCCGAGCGGCGGTGTCATATTCTCCGAAAATAACGGTTCTTTTTTTCATCAGATCGCTCCTCTCGATGCAAGGGCGCGGCGCTGGCCGAGCGCGGTGTCCATCCGGTTAGCGGTTGCCCCCACGAGGGTGTCGCCGTCAAGGGTGAGGACTTGGCCCTCCTGGATGGCCGCCAGGATTTTCTCCAGCATAGTCGCATTGGAGGCGGCTGCTGCCGTCTGGATGGTAGCTTGCCGCGCTGCCTGCTGATCTGCGACGCTACGCAGGGCCCGCTGGCCGGCCAGCTCCTGGGCGCTGTATGCGTCCAAGATTGCGGCGGCTTGGTTGGTCGCGGCGCGCTCTACGTCCTTCGTCTTGTGCTCGATGCCGACCTCAGCACCTTCGCCCATACCTTCACCGATTGCCATTGTTTTCTTAGAAGGGGAGTTTATCTCCGCTTCCTTTTTAGCAGCCTTCACGGCTTCGCGGATCTGAGCGATGGCTGCGGCGCCGACTGCTCCGTTTTTGATCTTGATGCCGTCAGCGAGGCCCTGGCCGAAATCTTCGCCCAGGCCGTAAGCATCGCTATACGCGGAGGCGAATTTGCCGAGGGCGGTCTTGTAGCCTTCCTCGGCTTCCTTCACCATCTCCTCGGTGTAGCCGGAAACGCCTTTTTCGAAGTTCTCCCGGTAGAGCTTTGCCTTCTCGCCTGCGTCGTAGGCTTTCTGCTCAAGAGTGGCCAATACGCGAGCGGTCTCCTCTCCCACGGTGTCGGCGTAAGCGGCGTGGGCTCCGCCCTCCTTTTGTAGAAGCTCGACGGCCTGTTCATAATTGCCCGCCAGCACGGCGGCTTGTGCATCCTCATAGTTGATGATGGTTTGCACGTGGAGATTGTAGTTGTTCGCCAGGTCCTCCCAGACCGCCTTCTTCTTCTCGGTGTTGGACCTCAGATCCTCCAGCTCCTGATCCAGTTGGTTGCGCTCGTTATTTAGCGCGGTCTGTTGGTATTCGTAGCGAGTGCCCGCCAGCTTTTTGAGTTCCTCCTGGATTTCTTTCTTCCGCTGGGCGATTTCTTCCTCTCTTTGCTTTTCTGCCTCAAGCTGGGCGATGTAGTCCTTCTCTGCAAGGGTCATACTCTCGTAAGCGGCATTTTTTTCTGTGATGGCGGTCGTGTAGTCAGCCTCCGCTGCCTCCAATAACAGGTTGGCCTTCTTCGTCTTGATAACCGCCTCGATATTTTTCTTCAGGTCCTGGTACTGTTGAATGACTCCCCCGACCATCTTGTATTCCGTGCCGAGTGCATCGTTCAGCTCATTCAGAATAAATTGCGCCCGTTCTTGGTCGGTCTCTTTTACCTTGCCCGACGCATCTGTCAAACCGTCCAGTTCGTCGACTAAATCGTCAATGTAACCCATCTGGGCGGTGATTCCCTGGAGGTTTTCGTCCGTGGCTTTCTTCTGGTCCCGGAATGCCGCAGCCGCTTCTTGCGCGGTTTTAACGAGCTCCTTTTCCTCTTTTGTTAGCGCGTCTACAGGCTGCACCGACTTTTTCGTGGTATTGACATATACTAGCATAGCCGCGGTAACTGCTGTAATTGCGGTAAGCGCCAATCCCCAGGGGGTCGCTTTCTGTGCAAGAGCCAGCGCTTTCTGTGCCACGGTCGTACCCTTTATGGCAGTTTTCAGGCCCTTCTGCGCCACGGTGGTAGCGATAGACGCGACCTTGAGAGCGACCATCGCGGTGGCTACACCAGCAAGGCCTGCCTTGATTGCGGGCAGGTTTTGTTTTGTCCAGCTGCTGATGTTCTTGATTGCGGGGATCAGTTTAGTTCTGATAAAGTCCGCGGTATCTTCCAGCGGCTCCTCGAAATCTTCGAGCAGGGTAACGCCCAGCTCTTTGAAGTCTGTCATTACCGGCTCGACCGTCTTGCCGATCTTCGCGGTGGCCTTGTTCCACTTTTCGGTGGCCTGATTGGAGCGGATGATTTCCGCGTTGGTTTTCTTGTACTGCTCCGCGGCGTTGCCGTAGAGATCGGTCAAGGTTTTGGTGATTAGCTGCTGACGCTCCTGCTGAGTGGTGCATTCCTCCAGGGCAAGGTTGAAGTAGTCCTCCGCGCTTGTGGCCTCCTCGACCTTTTTGTTCCACTCCTCGTTGGCCTCGGTGGCTTTTCTCATTTTGACGCCGAAGGTTTCACCCTCTGCCGCTGCCCAGTTGAGCGCATCGGCAAGATTACCGGCGATTTGTCCAGTTCTGGCTGTTTCGTTTGCCGATTCTGCCAGGGCTTCGATGGGGAGGGAATCCGGGAAAGTAGCAAACACGCCGGTGAGCGCGTGCGTCATTTCCTTGAGTTCTTCCTCGGTGTCGCAGAATTTTGCCAGCAGGTTGGATGCCTCGACCGCCTGGTCTGTTTCGCCCAGGACGCTCTGCAGCTCCTCATATGTCTGCGTGGCTGTTTCCGCGCTAAAGCCTGCATCCTGGAAAGCTACATCCAGACGATTCATCGCGGTGCGATATTCGCGGGTTCCCTCTGCAAGGGCCACGATGGCCGTTGTAGCTGCTACAGCGGCACCTGCCAAAGCGGCAAGGCCTCCCTTGGCTAAGTCGCCGGCAGAATCGTCAAGGTCTTCTGTCTCCTTTTTTGTCTTTTCCGTCTCCTTGCCTTGCTCTTCGATCTTGTCCGCCGCTTCTCCGGATTCTTTTCCCAGGTTCTCGACGGCATCCTCGGTCTCCTTGGCGGCTTTTTTGTACTTGTCGAGTTTGTTCTCAGTCGCGATAATTTCCCGCTGGAGGGCTCTGTATTGCTCCTCGGAGATGTCTCCCTTTGCGAATTGCTCTTGGGCTTGCTTCTCCGCCTCTTTCAAGGTGTCCAGCCTTTTCTCGGTGCTGCTGATTGCACCGGCCAGCACCTTCTGCTTTTGGGCCAGCAGCTCGGTGTTTTTCGGGTCTAGCTTCAGCAGTTTATTGATCTGTCCCAGTTCTCCAGACAGACTTCTTCCCTGCTTTTCTACGCCATCTAGCGCCTTCGTCAGTTCGGAGGTATCGCCACCGATCTTGATCGTTAATCCCTTAAGTGCCTTGTTTGCCACCAGAAGAGGCCTCCCTTCCAAATTTTCTTCTTAGTGCTGCCCGATCCGGCTTCGTCTGCTCCATTCTCCAACAGTCGTCAAGATATTGACGTCCTTCTTCCGTGCGGCTCAGGCTGCTGATATATGCATCCCTCCGCCAGAGCAGATATGTGCCGTAATCGAGTTGTCCCACCTGGTGGAAATTTAGGCCGGTATATTCTGCGACCAGCCGTCTGCCCCACGAGGTGGTGATATAGTCATGACGTCCCGCAGCCTCCGCCATGGGTTGCTGCGGGAGTATCAGTTTTTTGCTGTTTCAATTCTGCGTACAAAGCCCGCATAGGCCTCATAGAATACCACCAGATCCTCTTCATCCAGGCGGTAGGTGGTGCGTAAAAGCTCCGGGGTGATCTTGAGCATATTCCGGTTGCAGCTCATCAGCCGGGCGGCAAGATCCCACATACCGGCGCGCTTCTCCTCATCGGTGCCAGTAAACATGGCGTTGAGGTCCGCGGCTTTGGTCCGCAGCTCCTCCTGCAAGTCCACGGTGGGCGGTACGATGTGCAGGACTGTGTTGTCGTCGTCCAGCATCTCCACCTTTAGGATCGGCGGACGGTGTCTGTTAAAATTCAATACCTCTTCCATATGTTCACCTCAATACAAAATTAGCGGGAGGCACTAAGACCTCCCGCTTTTAGGTTTCTCAGCCGGCGGCCTTGATCTCCTCGATGTAGGTGATCAGGGTGCCATTGTCGTCGCAAGGCAGGGCCTTGAACTCGGGTTCGATCTTGGTGCCTGCATCGACCGCGAAGGTCAGGGTCAGGCCAGCCTGATTGGAGCCGCGTACCAGCACCCAGATGTCGCCATCGACGGCATCGTGATGATGGAAGCAAACGACCCACTCCTTGCCCTGAGCATTGCCCGCGCCGCCGATCTTCAGCGTGCGTTTGCCGGATTCTTCGGTGACAGAACAGCGGTCCGCCAACTTTGCAAGGGTCTTACCGTTGAAGGTGATCAGGCCCAACTTCAGGATGGCTTCCTCGGAAGTAACGATCACCTTGGCCACGGTGCCCAGGTCGTCCCTCTCCTCGTGGGTCTCTGCAGTGTAGGTCAGTTCTGCGCCGCCCTGAATCTTGCCGAGCAAATTGTTCTCCGCACAGATTGTCGTAACCTCGGGCATCGTGCCGGTGTACTCCGTGATGTACGCCTTGCCGGAGCCGAGGGTGATCTTATCGGGATCAGTTCTCATGTTGATTTCCTCCTGTTAAAGTTTTTCGGTGTACGTAAATTCGATGATCTCCTGATATCGCTGTGTCGCGCTCAGCCAATACCAGCCTTGGGTGGTGTACCGGATGCCACGTCTGTCCAGCTCAGCCTTCAGCCCGTTCAAAGCGCTGTCGCCCGCCTTGATACTGGGCACATAAAGCTCCACTGTGCAGTCGTGTACGGCTGTGAGCGGCGCTCCGGTGTCCGGTCCGTCTGTCTCTATGCTGTCAAAATAGACCGCGTAAAGCTTGGGCGGATCCGGAAACCTCGCCGCCTGAGACGGGATGCCGGCGGCCGTTAAAATTGTTTCAATCATTTTTCAGCGCCTCCTCCACTTCTTCCTCATACTCAGGCAGTACGATTGCCAGCGCATCCTCAAGGAACGGGTCGCCTTCCACCCGCCCACCGTTTACTGTCGCGTGACCATTCACCAGTAGGTGGGTCAAACGGTGGTGCGGGGCTTTTGCTCCCCAGGTAAATTCCTTGTCGCCTGTCACTGGCTTCTCCTCCTCCGTGTAGGTAATGCTTTTGGAAAAATCTCCGCTATCCTTCGGCACCGTCTTCTTGGTCAGTTTGACCAGTTTCTTGACGGCCCGCTCTCCGGCGGCGTTTACTTCCTCGATCACTTCCGTGCGGTAGAGGCCCAGTTGTTCAGCGATCGCCGAGCCGAGGTCTGAAGCCTTGATGGTGGTATTAGCCATCCAGACCACTCTCCTCTTTCGGCGCCCGCTCCAGCGTCAACTCCAGTTCCTGCCCGGCCCGGTATGTCCGGAGAATCCGGTATCGCTGACCGTTGTAGTCCACCAGTGTCTCATCGTCATAGTCCAGGTAGTCCGCCAGTACGAGCTTGAGTTCCGGGCGGAAGTCCGTAGAATTGGCGGAGTAGAACTCCTTCATACCGATACTGCGGAAGCCGCAGAGCACTTCTCTCTGATTCTCCACCCGGGTCGCACCGTCATAGGTGCGCTTGATTAGAATCGCAACCTCATTCATCGCTACTCTCCTTCCAACCGTACCCCTCTGCCATCATCAGGCAGGCCTTGAGCGCTTCATAGCGCCGTAGCCATTCTGCGGCCTTGGCGGTATCGTCTGTGTAAAGAGACCGGCACCACAGCTTCAGGGCGTTCTGGATCAGCGGATCGGACTCATCCGCATGGATAATGCCAACGAGTCGCAGGTCGGCCATACCGGCCTCGATGTCCGACTGGATCTCCTCGTCCAGTTTGCTGTGTGTGATCCGCAGGTCGGTCTTGATCTTTTCAATAGTCGTCATACGGTTTCTCCTTCCTGGAATAAATGAGCGGGGCTATTGCGCCCCGCTCTTGTGTTGCTCTCAGGCAGTGGCGTACTTCACGAAGCCGCCCTTGACCACGACTTCGGAGCCCAGTTCCACGTCGCCGCGGATGGCGTCCATCAGCTTATCGAAAGCAAAGTCCTCGGAGACCGCGATCTCGTAGTCAGAGAACAGGTCCAGCTCCAGCGTCTGGGGATTGCCGTAGTACAGAGTACCGGCAGCCAGATTGCTGTTGATGCAGTAGCGCACAGGCAGACCGCCCTCCTTGATAATGCCGGTGTTGGGATTGGCGGCATCGGGAGTGATCTCGTACAGGGCCTTCTTTTCGTTGGTGCCGCGAACATCGCCGAAAGCCATCAGGTCGGCCTTGTTCAGGAACAGGTAAGCACCGCCGACGACGGACTCGTCGCCGCCGTAACTCAGCGCAATGTTGCGCAGAGTCTTGGGGCCGATAGCCTCGCCGGAGCCGGCAGCAACCGCCACCAATGCAGAATTGGTCAGGGCGTTGGTTACGATGACCGCCGCCTTCTTGCGCAGTGCGATCATAGCCTGAGCCTGCACCTTGGCCTTGTACTGCAGAGAGGTCTGCTTCTTGGCCTGCTTAGAAATGTAGTCGATAACCGCCACGCTTTCGGGCTTGATGTCTACGTACTTGTAAGTACCCAGAGCGCCCGCAGCGGCGGCCTCACCCTCGGTCTGGGTGCCTGCGGCGGCGGCGTCCTCATCGACGTATGCCACGCGATGGCTGCCCATGCCGGTGCAGTTCTCGACCTTGACCAGATCGATAATGCTGGACACCTTGGCGCCGGGCGTGTCGTTGATACCGCTGACCTTGGTAGGCTGTACCAGATCACCGCTGGAAACCAGCACAGAGCGAGCCTGCTCTGCGCCGACATTCATGCGGCGGGTCTTGGCAAACTCGTCCGCGGCTCTCTGCTCTGCGGCAGGGTTTGCGGCAGGCTGCTGGGGAGCGGGATTGCCGGCGCCTGCGGCAATGCTTGCGCGCAGGTTCTGACGGCGCTGAGCCTCGTCGACCAGACCCCTCAGTTCCTCGTTCAGTTCTCGGGCCTCGGTCTCCAGAGCGGTGAAAGCCTCACCGGTGGCGCTGTCGATCGCGGCGTCGATTTCGGCCAGTCTGGCCTGAATTTCATTGATACGATCCATGATAAATTCCTCCTAATGTGATGTTGATTTTTGTGTGCAGTTTTCTGCGTCTTTCATCAAGCTCTGCCTCTCTCCGGGCTGCGAGGTCGATCACTCCGTCGACCCAAGCGCGAGCGCTGATTTCTGTGTTGTCGTTTGCGGGAATACTCACCGCGGAAACGTCGTAGATCTTCCGGACCTTGGTGTGAACGATTGTCCGGGTCTCCTGATCGAAGTAGTATTCGCCTACCGCAAAGCGCCAGCTCATCTTCGTGATCATGCCGGTTTTGATGTCGTCGTCGTAGTGATCCCGGGCGGCGTTGGTACGGCTCAGATCTGCCGCGAAGAACAAGCCGTTCTCCTGCGGCTCTACGATCAGACTGTCATTGCTTGTCCGGGCAAACACCCGGCCCTCGTGGTTCAGCTGATAAATGATGTCGCCCATATCGCAACCGTCGAAACATCCGCGCTCGAAGCGCTCATATACCGGCTCACCGTTAATGTCCCGGTACAACTCGTAAGGCTCATACCGGGCGGCAAAGCCTTCTACGTAGTGATCCGATGCAATACGCTTTGCGCCCGCATCGTCCGGTACTGCAACAGAAAAGGCGCGGGCCTGCGCCTGCGCCTTAAACTTGGTTTTTTCATTCGGGGTCATTCTTTTGTTTCCTCCTTCTTTGTTTTAGCCTCCTCGGGATTCTCAGGTTCCAGCAATGGCTCTCTGTTAAGTTGGCTAACCTCTGTGTATTCCTTTCGGATATACCGCTTGTCGCCGTCCGTGACGTGTGGCAGATGCCAGATGTCCATAACGTCGTTGGTGCTCAGAATGCCGCGATCAAACAGCTGGCTACTGACCTGCAGTTTGTGGGCGTTTGTCATATACTGCATCCGGTTGGCGCTCCAGAAGATCGCATTCTTGCGGCTTCTCTGGTTTGCACTGTAAACCATGCAGGTCATCGCCTGAGAAAGCTGCAGCGCAAAAGGCTCCACCTGACCTTCATAGTAGGCGGCCCAGTCATCGCCGGACGCCTGATTCAGCAGGATCTTCTCGTTTGTGCCAAAATAGGTAAACACCCGGTTCTGGATCAGTTTCAGCTGCTCCGGGTCTACCAGTTTCGCCTGAGACTGTATCTGCTGAATGTTCGAGTATGTATTGGGGAACAGAGCCAGACCGCCACCGTCGCTTCCCAAGTTCTCGCTGACCCAGCTTTTCCGCTCCTCTGCCAGATCCTTGGCTTTTGTAAAGTTGTTGATCGTTGCCATAAACCGGAAACTGGCGCTGTTCTTGATACCCTCTGCAATGCCCTGATTCTGAATATCCAGCAGTTTCATTGTCGGGTCCAAAGCGCTGTTGTCCTCGCCGATAATATCTCCCCGGTAGAGATACTGGTTGACATTTCCCACCCGGCTCAGCTCCACAGCCGCCTTCTCACCGTTGCCGAAGGTGTACACCAGGAACGGCTCACCCTCGTACTCCCGCAGTTCTGTCATATCCGGTGCTGCCGGGTAGAAGCCCGCCACACGATCGAAGTCGTCAAGGATCGGCAGGATAAAGCAGGTGTTTTGCGCTTTGTACACAGTGGCCGCTTTGTACAAAAACTGCGGGCAGGTGTGAAAAACATTCGGCTTCCACTCCAACACCGGTTGCAGATGGTACGGATCTACGCCCTCCACCTTCGGCTGTAACTTACTGCAGTGGAGAGCGAAAGCGTGGATGCACGCCCGTGTCAGTTCCATCTCGTAGACGCCGCCGTCGTAGGTCGTGAATACCGGCGTATATCCGTCCAGCATCTGAAAGAACTGTTCCAGTTGCTTCTTCATTTTGACTTTTGCAAAAAGCTTATTGAATGCGCCCATCTAGGGTCCTCCTTATTCCTTGTTTTTTAACTGTTCGCCGATTTGCTCGTGCCATTTTTGCCGGACGGTAAGCGCATCAATGACCGCCACGAATCCGTCGATATGACACCGGGCATCGATCTTGACCGGTCGTGTCTTTCTTGTCTCCTCGTTCTGCTTCAGCGCTACGTTGAGGAAGTGCGACTTCAGCAAATTGTTGTCGCCCAGCAGCAGATTGCCGTCTCTGAGCAATCCGTCGCACTCATTGATGACCGGCGTTAGGTTTTCGCCCTGGAACACATCGTCCATATGGAATCCGTACTTGCTCATTTGCTGTACCAGATACTGCGCGGAGTAACGGTCGTAGCCTACCTGTAACGGCAGGATCTCATATTCCTCCACCAGCATCCGAAACCACTCGAAGCAGTCGTTGTAATCCACATAGTTTTCACCGCTGGGCTGTATCAACCCGGCCGATACATAAAGCCGGTACGGTACGCCTTCTGCGGCTTGCAGTTCGTCGATCTTGTTCTCCGGCATAAAGAACTTTGCGAAGGTGTGGAGCTTCCCGCCCTTCTCGATGATCACACAGCAGGCCGTAAGGTCTGTGGTTTGGGAAAGGTCAATGCCGCCGACACAGTAGGTCGATCGGAAGTCTTCCAGTTTGTACGCCATTCCGGTGGCCATATCCACCACGTCATACGGCAGCCACGCCTGTGTGCGGTTCTGCTTGATGTTGCAGTATTTGGTCAGGAACTCCGCCCGCTTGCTCAGGCTATTTTTTGCGATGGCGATCTCCTCCAGAAAGAAGTCCACCGATACGCTGACGCCCATATTGGGGTTAGCTTTCTTCAGTTCCTCGATGTCGTCCCACTTTTTAGGATCGTCGATAATGTATAGGATCGGCAGCAGGCGCCGCTCCTCGCTGTTGCCCAATAGCCATGCCGTTGCGCGCATCATCAACTCATCGAAGGGCCCGTCGTTGATATAGCCCGCCGTGCTGATGCTTAGGATCATCGGCTGCTTGCGGGCGCCAAGTGCGGACTTCATAACCTCGTACTGTTTCAGCCCCTGCTCCGCCGGCCAGCTGGCGATCTCGTCGCATACCGTCATGTGTGGATTGAAGCCGTCGCTCTTCTTTGCATTGAAGGCGAGCGGCTTCACCACGCTGTTGGTACTTTCCAAATAGATGTCGGACCGGCGTTTTCTCGCAAGCTCAGCCAGCTCAGGCTCCCGGGTGATCATCTTATGGAAATTGTCGTAAACGATGGCGGCTTGCTCCAGTTTTGGGGCTAGGCAATAGATCTTCGCGCCGTATTCGCCATCGAGATAGGCCATATAGGCGATGCACGCCGAGCCGAACAGGCTCTTGCCGTTTTTTCGCCCTATGACCATAAAGACCTCACGGAAGATCCGCAGGCCATCTTCGTCCACGATGCCAAACATCAGGCAAACCGCGGCCTTCTGCCACAGTTCCAAGGTGATCAGATCATTGCGACCCTCACAGTGGTGGCAGAAGTTTTCTATAAACCGGATCGCCTTGTCGGCCTTCCTGGCGTCAAAAAAATAAAGACCATCGCGCAGACCCGCGGTGATCTTTTCGTATAGGATTTTTATCCACTTTCCGACCGTAATTTCGCCGGTTTGGATTCTGTGATTGTACTCTTGAATGTGGTTTGCAAAGGGCATCATTCACCCATCAACTCCGTCAAACGGCTCTGTTTCTGCGCCGGTGGCACCAGTTCAAGCAGCTGTTTTACGATGGCATTCAGGTTCTTTGTCAGGCTGATATGCACGTCTGCGGCGGCAGATTTTTTCCATCCGCTCTGGCTCTCGCCGTTCTGGTAAAACTCGGTCCAGCCGGTCTCGTTCAGTTGGATCTCGAGATCCTGCAAACTCACGGTAATAAAGGCCGCGCGGTCAATGAGGGCTTGGCAAGTTTGCAACTTATTTGGCTCCAGATCCTTGAAAATTTCCTGGATTCTGTCCTTTTCTTTCTTGATTCTGTTCTTTTTGGTCATTTTTGCCATTTACCCCACCCCTTTCACGCACCTGTAGAGTTTTTTTAAGCCCCACGGCTCGGTCTCCCACCAGCCAAAATTTTTCCGGCAGATGGGGGGAGTCCGCTCCGTCGTTCAGTAGTTCGTATTTCGCAGCACCTCACCGTTAGGGCCGTAAAGGCACCTCCCCGGCGTTGCCTTGCGAGGATCTCTCTCCTTGTTGTGGCAGGTCTGGCACTCGTACAGAAGCAGATCCGGATTGAGCGAGATCTCCGGATCGTTACAAGTGAGATCATCCAGCCATACTGTGTGGTGTACAATCAATCCGGGTTCTTGTCCGCAGATCTGACACACGCCGCCGTCCACAGCGATTCTCGTTTGGATGAAAGCCTGCCTCACACGTTGCCACGGTTTGCTCTTGTAGAATTGTTTCTGTGTCATGCCTCGTCCCTGCATTCAACGAACAAAGGCACCCCGCCACGGGATGCCTTTGTCTTGTGAATTTCTGATACTAGCATTATAGCACATAGTTGTGTGCAATACTATGCACTCTTTCCTTTCTTCTCTTTTTCTGCCGCCACCAGCTTGTCCAGCACCCTGGCATGGATATTGTGCGTTTGGCGCCAGCTGTATCCGATGGCAACACAAACTTCCTCCCATACCATTCCATCTAGGTATCGGAGGCGCATTAGCCGCCTTTCTGTTGGCTCTAAGTTCTCGATCAAGTTCTCCACTTCGTTCTGTGCCTCCGTGATCTTGACCAGCTTCTCTTTGTACTTATCCTGCAATCTGGCTAATTCCGCCACTAGGTTTGTCATAGCATCCCCACCTGCAGAACCCCTTGGCATGCCATCCAGCGCCTGCACTCTTGGTGCATACATCGTTGCCTCCAGTTTTGCGATCTGCTCTTCCAGTTGCATTCTTTCAAAGCGCAAGCCATTGTATCTACTCAACTTGCGCTTTATGTTATCTCTGATCTGATCTTCTTTCATCTTCTTCCCCCTCCTTTTGCCACAGAGGGCAGGTCTCTTTGTCTGCGCCATTGCATTCGCTCCACCTATTGCAATGGGCGCACCAGCCTTCATCTTCTGTTCCGCTTGCTATGAAGCGTCGCTCTGCCTCTGTGTCACTTTTCTCTGCTGCCGCTAGACACCCCCACAGCAGCAATACCCATCCGGCAATGACCGCCAAAGCAATGATAACAACCAACCTCACTCCATCTTCCTCCTATCCATAGTTTCGTTGCAAAACTTTACACATCTACAAGGCTTATTCTTTCCGGTCGCGCAACTTGTTTTTGCCGCCACCGGATCGAGCCCCTTTCTTGGGATCTACTACATATTTAAAATACCAATAACCGTACTTCGTTCCCTGGACCTCTACAAGCTTGTACCCTTTGGGTGCCATCGGTGGACGCTTCTCGGAATATCCTCCGTGAATTTTAACCTCCGTAGGATCTTCCTTCTCAGGCTTCTGTATCGTTCCTATCCGCATCCAATGATGTCCGCCTTGTTCCGGCGTCCAGTGTTCAAAAAGGTAATTGGCCAGTCCTGTATAGTCCTGTCCATGATCTACGCCTTCATAGAAATTGTGTTCGCGCAAATTGCTGATTCTTTTAATGCTGCCGTACTTCCACTTCTTATCTATGAACTCCTTGGGAATCCCGTTTGACACCATATGAAAATGGATGCGGTGTGTGGTTTTTCCTTTTCCCATATAAAGGTAGGCCACCGCATCCGGATATGCATATTGGAGTGTCCGCAGAAAATTCTTTGCCACCCGCTTAGCATCCTGAAATGTATGTAATTCGCAATCGTCATCAAACGTTAACGTCGAATACAGCGACTTCGGTGAGAATTGATTGTTAAAGCTCCGGGCATGGTTTCTTCTTGCAATATCCTCTCTGTGCTTAATGCGCTCCTCCTTGTCCTTAAAGCGCGGGCGCGGCTCGTAGTCCTTCACGTTCTTCACGCCGGACGGAACATTGTACACATACTGTTCGCACACGGCTCCGGAGAATATTCTTCTTTTCATTGTTGTTGCCATTCTGTAATCCTCCTCTAGCGCTTGCCGGCTCCGCCATAAGCTCGTTCTCTAAGCCCATGGCGCAAACTGCACCGCAATTTATTTTTCTACTCTACCGGCACGAAGTCCTCTATTGGTTCCCACTTCCACGCCTGATCCGCATCGCTCCAAACCATAAAGTATCCGCCACTTACTGCGTATACCATCTGGATGCTTCCATCACTTTTTCTTTTCACCTTGAACATCGTATTCCTCATCCTTCTTGCCGCTCAATATTCTGCTCATCTTCTCGTCCATCGCTTTGCCCAGATGGAAGCAGTTGCCGTGGGAAATGTGGTTTTTATACGCACCGTAGGATGCCCGGAACTTTTTCTCCGGAAGCTTGCCGGCGGCTACCAGCTTTGCCATCCGCAGATATTTCTTCTGGGCGTTGCGCTTGTTCTGATTCTTTACCCGGCGGATGGGCGTGCCGTCTGCAGCAATATAGGTGTGGAATCCCAGATAGCTGACACCGTTCTTGAAGGGGAAGATCTGCGTCTTTCCGTTCAGCGTCAGCTCCAGGGTGTCAAGGAATGCTGTGATCGTCTCCTGGCAATGCTGCAGGTATTCCTTACTGGGGTGGATCAGCCAGAAATCGTCCATATATCTGCCGTAGAACTCGATCCCCAGCTCGCCCTTGATCAGCTTGTCCATACCGTCTAGGTACAGCAGCGCAAAGCCCTGATTGATCTGATTGCCCAGCGGAAGGCCCTTGCCATCGGTGCTGTCGATAAACAGCCCGCACAGCCAGCATATATCCGGGTCATCACCAAAGTGATAGCGGACGATGTCCTTGAGCCGGTCGTGGGAAATGTTATAGAAAAACTTGGTTATGTCGCATTTGAGGATATAACCCTCATAGCCGTACCGGCTGTAAAACGCCTGCATCTGCTGGCCAAGCCGGTCTAGCCCAAACAGAGTGCCTTTTCCTTTCTGTCCGGCGCAGTTATCCAAAATGAAGATTTCCTGCATCCTGGGCATCAGCACATTGTCGCATAGACAGTGCTGTATGACCTTGTCCTTGAAGCCTGCGGTCTGTATCACACGCTCCTTAGGCTCGTACACCTTGAATTCGTTGTACGGGGAGACTGTATATGTCTT